GGTGGTACTCACATGATGGGTCCATTTACAGGCGATGTTGCATTATATGTTGGTCATCCAGAAGCAATGAACATGTCACCAACAGTTACATTAACTGAACCTGATACTGTTCCATTTGGACATGATAATGAAAAATCTGGAAAAGCATATATCCCACATTCAAGAGGAAATTGTAAAAAAGCAGTTTATTCTGATCCTTTAATATTACCCGGAAGTTTTAGTTTAGGTGTGGGTCAAAAATTAACTATTAAAGCAGGATCTCCCGGAATTGAAGTTAAATCATCAGGACTAGTAAATGTAGTGGGTTCAATGACAAACGTTGTTGCATCTGAGGGTGAACTAACATTGATGTCCAATAATAAAACAACATTAAAAGGTAAAAATATTATAATTGATGCGGATGATCTTTCTGGAGATAGTGGGATTTCTTTACAAGCAAAAGGAGTTCATGTTACAGGTGCATTGGCTGTGGATGGAGATTTTTCTGTAAAAGGACATATTGGTATGGATGGTGGTCTTACTTGTACACACATCACATGTCCCGGTGAACGTGTTGCTACTGGTCCTTCTGGTGCGGCACATCAGGTTCATTCTGGAGGTGTTTGGAATAATCCTACTACTGGATTACAAGCTACTGTTTTTGATCAATTTGATAAATCTTGGAAAAAAGTTAGTAGAGATATATTCAATGTTTTAAGTCTTAATATTATAAATGGAATGGCAGAAATTAAAACATTAATTGAAGAATCATATGCTACAGTAATGCTTAATACTATTATTGATAATACATTTATGCCTACTGGTTTTGGTACTACATTTTTTGCAGAACCCGGATTACCTGCGGGACCACCATTAATGGTTAATGGTATTGCACACGCAGTAGTTGCTGGTGTTCCATGTCCTGTTATTTTTGATTATACATTTGTGATTCCCGGTCAAACATTTCCTGTTTATACTTTTACACATAATCATGGTTCTCCCGGAGGTAATCATTCCCATGATTATACAAGTTTTCAAGGTCAACCAATGGATAATAATCAATCTGCAAGAGCGGCTAGACCAAACCCAAGTCATGTACCATCACCAGCAAAAGCTACTGGTGTTGGAACAAAACCCGGTCATAAATCTGTTGGTGATCTATGTATTCCTTGTATATGGCCTTTTGGTGGAGGTGGTCCAAACGCTAAAAAAAGAAATAAAGCATATGGTTTAGATCCAAATGCTTATAACAATGTTTATAATGGTACAAATTATGTTAATGTATCAGCAGTAAACATGGATTCAAATGGAAATCTTATACCACCACCATTTTTAGATCTTGGATGTTAACAAATTAACATTGAACAACTTTAACAGAACTTATACTTGCTGCTTTAGTTTGTGCTGCCACATTATTGAAATAAGCAATAGCTTTTGCTGTATTGGCAAATATATTTGTATAAATATCATCTGGTGTTACTTTATAATTATCTAAAACAAGTTCTTTAAATTTTAATGCATCTGTAGGATTTTGCATTAACTTTTTATAATCTGGAATTATAGAAGAATATGATGCTGCTTGATTAAGACTTGATGGTGCTGTATATTGAATAAAATAATTTAATTGTTGTAATCCTAATAAACATCCAACTTTATTGGCAACATCATAATAATATTTTAAATATATTACATCATTACCTTTTTTTAAATTAACAGCTATGAATCTTGTAAGTTGAAATACATCCAAACTTGTTACTGTCCAATCGCTTAAATAAGTCTTAATAAAATCTACAAAATATTCTGCATGAACTTCTTTTGCACCAGAAACATAACTTTTAACAAAATCTGTAACTTCTTCTGGATAGATGATTTTCATTAAATCTTCATAAGTTGAAGATATTGGTGGTACTGTAATAGAACCATATTTATATGGCTTTTTCCCTGTCAAATCTAATGACAATAAAATAGGTCCAGTTATTGTTTTTTTAATAGGAACACCATCCCCATTACAAATATAATTATCAATTACTTGTGTTCCACCCGATTGTCTAACTTCGGTTTGTGTTATAACTCTAGGAAGAAAATAAATATAAGTTTGAGTCATGGTTTCTCCTAAAGAAACTCTGGGATCTCCAACAGCAGTTAATGCAGTGAAATCTGTAAATGGTGAAATATCAAATGGTGCGGGTGGATCAGTTAATACAGGACTTACATTATTATCTGTTGTTGCTTTTAATAAATCACAAAGAAATGGCAATATATTATAATTAATATCTAAATGATTTGCAGTACCAACAGGAAATAAAGAAGGATTTAATCCATTTCCAGTTAGATTAACAAAACATGTATCACTATTAATAAAAAAATTATTACTCATCTAAAAAATTTTCGTGTTGTTGTTTTAAAAATATTGTTTTTAAAAATTCTACAATTGCATCTCTATCTTTTGATGTATTAAAATGTTGAAGAATAATTCTTTCTCCCTCCATTGTATACCCAAACACAAGAAACGTATCCAAATATTCATTAATTGTGTTTTTTAATATAGAAATGTCCCTTTTAATGATTTGATTTTGGTTAGAATTCTCTCTTAACCATCTATCAAGACTTTTTTGAAGTTCTAAATTATTAACAGCAGTAAAAACTTTTTCATTTAAAGCTTCTATTTCTTCTTTTGACATTTTATTCTCTTGTTTAATTTCTTGAGAAGACAAAGATTGTGATTTTGTAATCTTTTTTCTTTTATTTGTCATAATAAGTTTCTGCTTTATTATTTATATTAAATTTTACTAAATATTCAACAATAGTTTCAATAGAACTAGTTTTTAATTTAAATCTTTCTGGTATAAATTGACCCCCATCATTAATTTCAAAATATTCTTCTCCAAGAGAATTATGATTATTAAAACAAGTGATAAAGACTGATGAATTTCTAGGATCTACAACTACTGTCCATGATCTAGGATCATGTTCAGCATAGTCAACAAACACTTTATCTGTTATATATCCACTATCACGCAAGCGTTTAATGAAGTACCCGACTGTTGTAATTTTATTTTTAGCCATATAATAATTTATCAACGATAAACTATTTCACAAGAGCGGATATGATATATTTTAATTGTGTATTTTCGTCTTCTTGTGTTTCAAAAACAAAAACTTTGAATTCATTATTAATCTTTACTTTTATTGAAGTTTTACTACTTGCTAATAATTTAAACACTTCAATTTTTACAGATATTGGATCAGAAAGAGGTTTTCCAGAAAAAGAAGATGATGCTATTAAAGAAACATTATCAATGTTGGGTAATTCTTTATCATTAATTTCTGCAAAAACTTTATCATCCTTTGTATAAAAATATATTTTATTTACATCATTTGTAAATGAATAAGCAGACATAATTTGTCTGATCTTTGATAAAGATATTTCAAATATAGTGTCATAAATTAAACTTGCAATTTTATTTATTTTAACACTTGATTCTTTAATCAAATTATCATCTACAAGATGATATTGAAAGTGTGTATTTTCATCAGATTCTTTGTTAACAGATCTACATATAATTTTATTTTCGTGATATTCCAATTTAAACTCACCATCATCACCAAGACAATCTAAACCAGTAAGAAACTTCTTAATATTAATAATGTTAAGATGTGTTTCTTCTAATTTAACAGGAATTTTAGTGTCTGCATAAAGAATTACACTATTATCTGAAGAAGAACAAAGTGTATATATAGATTCATTGTCTGTTCTTAATACACAAGATTCTGTAAGTCTATTTACAGGCTTTAATAATTTCTCTAAAGAAGTTTTTGGTATAGGAATTAAAACATCACTCATTTGAAAGTCTTTCTTTCAACAAAGATAACATATCAGCTAATGTCTTGTCAATATTTTTTAAAGCAGAAGATATTTCTAAATCTTGAGTATTAGAATGTCTTAATTCAGGATAAGATGTAGGTTGTGGTGCAGTTGTTACAGGAACCGTTTGTAATTTTGGTGTTACATCAATAACAGATGGTAAAGACCCTATGCTTGTATCTGGTACTTGCATTTGGATGTACTCTTCTGGAGGAGCAGGAGCAAATCCACTAGAATTATCAACCAAATAACTTGCAGGTTTAATGGATGCATTAGGGTTTTTAACCTTTGCAATAAAATTATTAATGTTAATTTTATTTGCAGGGGTACTTCTCCTTTCAGTAGTAAATTGATCGATAGTTTTTAACTGTCCACCAACCGCTGCTGCGAGTTTAGCAACCTCTAATGCATCCTGTGCGTTCATATTAGAGATCCTTGAGGATATCTTTTATTTTTTGCTCATCATCAGAAAGAGAATCAGAGTTTGATGCGGTTTCGCTCGCATCAGATGCACTCACATCATCAATTTTAAACTCTTCTTCGTCTTCATTAACAGCAGAGGGAGCAGTCGCATCTTTACCTAAGAAGTGAACATCAAGAAGATCTTTGATTTCTTGGAATGTCTTCTTCTTAAAGATTGTGTCCAATGGTTTGAAGCCATCATAGATAGCATCAATTGCACTGTCTGATTCAAGACCTTCAATCTTGGAGGGAGACTTGAAGCGAGAGCTAACGTATGTAGGATATCCACCTTCGTTCTTCTCAACCTTAATCTGAAGATTACAACCCTTATCAGAAAGGTCAAAAATTCTTGGACCAAATTCATCCTTATCGTCACCAAAACGAGCGGCTTCAATTATCTTTTCAAGTTGGCTACCAGCATTAAGGAACTTAATCTGACCTTGATTGGAAGGATTGGTTGGATCAGAGATCACATAAGCATTATAAAGCCACTTGTCTGACTTTTTAAGTGGTTTAATTTGATCAATAAGACTTTGATCCTTGGTAGCCCAAATCTTGGTACGATATTCACAGATAGGACATTTTTCTTTGTAAGTGTTAGGACAAAGTGCAGAAATAACCTTTCCTGTCACGACACTTTTCCAAATATGTTGAGAATAAGCAAACCAACTAGAATTGATGTTCTCAACATTAGGGATAAGACGAACTACGTAAGTCTTATCTGGTTCCATCTTCATAAAATCCTTGAAGCTGGAATCCATGTTTGTTTTGTTATTGAATGCTTCTTTGAGGGAATCAAAGAGGCTGGCGTTGTATTTAGTACTCATAATATATAATATCTTAACAGGTTTTTGGTATTAGTCAATTTTTTTCTACAAATGTTGAAATTCTTTTTACGATTTCTTTACAATATTGTTTTGTCTTGGGTGAATTGTTATATCTATTATGATATGCAACAATATTATCATAAAGATTTTGTGCAAAGAGTGACAACTCATCTTTTGGAATTTGATCCAATGCATAAACAACATTACCTAATTCAAAAAGACAATATGGATTTATTTTATGTTCTCTGTAGTGATTTAACCAACTATACATGTATCCGTTTTTATGTGTTAAATAGTTTGCTAAAGAAATTTTACTTCCTACGCAAAATAATGCAATAAATCTAAATCCATTTTTAATTTCATCAAATTGATTTTCTGGATTACGATCTTCTTTCTGTTTTTGATATAGAGCATAATTCTTTAAGGCTGCTCTACTCGTAAATGAATTAAGAGATGGATATTTTTCATCTTTATGTAAAAAATTAGGAGCTTCAAAATATTCTTCAAGTTTTATGTGATTATATCTTGTTAAAAAATTAGAAATTTTTTGTAAAGACGCAGCTACATTTGGATTTACATTAGAAAAATCTTTTCTGGGTCTGTATGGTTCCCCTTGTCTAAAGTTTTTAAGATAACAATTATAAATTTGTTTTTCAAAATCAGTAAGATTAATCATTTTTTATTTAATTTCGATCTAAAAATTTTCTTATATACATTTGGGGTAGAACTTAAATATGCTTTAATAATGCTTTGTAGGTTTTGTTCACCCAAAAGAGCAAAATATATTTTTTGTGTTCGTTTATCATCGACCAAATATTTTAAAAAATTAAGATAATTCATCTTTTTGCCTTTGCATATACAGACAAATGATCCAAATTTCATTGTTATATCTTCAAATTCTTCAATGTTTAATGCGTTTGATGGATTTGTTAGGTCTTCTAGTTGTTGGGAGGATGTTATAATCATATAGGTTTTAACTTTTTTGTCAACTCCATAAACAAAGGTGTCATTCTTCCACCAGCAGCATACATGTGACCATTACCATCACAATATTTTTCAGCAAATAATGAAAGGTCTATTGAATTTTCATTTTTTTTCTGTCTCATGCTAATTTTTTCTGTTCTTGTATTGATATAAAAAAGTATATCTGGTTGATATTTATCTATTAACATATCAATTACAATGTTATTAAAACTTTCTGTCATAGCAGCTATGACAGATTGCACTTTTCCTTCAATTATAATATTACCTTTGAAACATTGTGTCTGTTGTTCTTTAATTATTGCATCATATCTTGCTTTTCTAATAAAATTTTGTTGATTTTCTGTAAATGGTCTAAAACCGTCTTTGTAATAATTGCAAAAATAACAAAATTCGTTTTTAAATTGAGTCCAAAACAAAATATTTAAATCATAAGAATCTTTAAACTTGTGTTCACCACAATCATGATCATCTGCAAGCAATATCATTTTCTTTTGAGCATCAGTAAACTCCGGTGCTTCACTTTTAAATAAATTTCTTACCAAAAGTGCATTAGATGATATTTCTTTATGAATGATTTTAGCTTGTTTAAAGTCTTTTATGTATATTTCAGATCTTTTATGATGATCTATAAATGTAATAAAATCATAATCAAGTTCTGGAAGCATTTCTTTTCGTAAAGAAAGATCCATGATAAATGTTTCTGGTGGATTGCATGTTCTTTTAACAAAATCCTTCATAACATCAATTTCAACATTGGTTATTTCTCTATAAGTCACACTATCATTAGGCTTTGACCATAAAAAAGTCAAAAGACTAACTGCACCATCTAAATCTTTGTGTGTAAACACTTGATATTTGTTGGACATATGTTTAATTTCCTAAATTATTAATCATATTCAATGTATCCATGATATTTGAATTTGAATTATCATCTAAATCGGTTGTTAAGGACGGTGCATTCCCTTTTATTGAATTGTCTTGAACATTATCTAAAGGTTCTATCAAAGAAAGTGTAGGATAATCAATATTTAAATGAGTATACACTTCTCTGGGACCAAATCTATTCTTTTCAATACCCATGTGGATAATTCCAAGATCAGAATCGCCTTCTTCCGTCCAAATAGACATTTGTGCATCAACTGTATGAGATAAACCCATAGACTCACTCGTTTTACCCATATCTGGTTGAGCTTTACCTACTGCATCTCTATTTGCTTGTGTTGCAGTAATAAGAGGACACTCAAAATCATATGTCATTGCTCTTAAACCTTCGGTTATTCTTTTAATAGATTCATAAGAACTCAAACCAGACGTTGGTGGTGCAATAAGATTGATATAATCAACAATGATTGCATCGGGTTTCATTCCTTTTTGAACTAGTTTGTTAATATAGCTTTTTATTTGAAGAACCGTAACCGATTGAGGAGGAAATTCCTTAATAATCAATTTAGAATTTTTATTACTCAATTTATACTCATTAAGTTTCTTTCTTAATGGATTGATTTGATGTTTTAAATCATCACAAGGAATCCTTGTAAGTTGCGCCGATATTCTTTTGGCATAAACCTGTTCTGGCATTTCAAGAGAAATGAGAAGGACTGTTTTATTTTGATTAAGGATATTTGTAGCAATATTTCCTAAGAAAATTGATTTACCAACATTAGTAACACCAAAAAAACAATATAGTGCTCTACCAGCAGACATAAATCCTCCACCGATATGTTTATCAAGCCAAGTCCATCCACTAGAAATTGTACCAAAGACTTTTTGAAGATCATTGCAATGTTTATCAATACTTTCAAGATAATCAAATCCAATATCGGTTGTTAATGATATACCACAAGCATTTTCAAACTTTTTAAGGATTTTACCACTATCAATAGTTCCAGAATTGGCATCTAAAGATGTTTCTGTAACTGTAAACATAACAGCCTTTTCTTTTAAAAACTTTTCTGTATTTTTTAACAGTAAATCCTTATTATAATTCTTATCAATAGAATTAAAAGAAAAAACAACCTGTTTAAAATTGTCTTTTTGCTCTTGTGTGATTAAATGAGATTTTAATTCAGTATGATTAGGAATAGTTTTATGTTCTACATAAAAATCTTTCAACAAAACAAATATATCCCTAATTTGTTTGTTCTTAAAATAAACCGGATTAACAAAATCAAGAATTGTTTCAAGATAAGTTTGATCGACCAATGAATTGTACATGATTATCTTTTCAAAATAATCAAGATCTAATGGTAAACTTTTATCGGTCATTAAATTCCTTCGTTTTTAAATGTAAGCTCAGATTTAAGTTTTTCTTCAAGTGCAGGAAGAATTTTTTCCCAAATAGCCTCATCTGTTTTCCAATCTTTAAAGAAACCTAAGATTTCACCATTGAAAACATGTCTATGTCCATTTTTTATAAGAATATTATAACCCTCACACATCTCCAACAAGCCTGAATACTTATTAAGACCTGTTCTGAAGTTTAAATACATCTCAGTCTCAAGGAATGGTGGCACAAAACGATTTTTAGTCGTAAATGCTCTCAAGGTAAGACCATTAATATCCTTTGATAGAGGTGTAACCGTGTCATTAGAGTCCTTATTCTTGCTGTCACTTGATCTTTCAGCCTTCTTTGCCATCTGAACGATTACGGATGCCATATAAAGAGGTCCAGAACCACCTGCTTGCTTCTTTAAAGCGGAAGGGTGGAGTTGTGATGGATCATCATAGATATGATTTGTAAAAACAACAGGACAATTAGCCTTTGATGCTACTTGTGTGATCGCCCTTAACATACTCTTCAATGCTTTTGCACGATTTCCCATATCAGGAGTATCAGAACCCTCATCAATCTTCTTTTGTTCTTGAGTTGTGATCAAATTACCAAGAGAATCAATAACAACAAGGACTTTACCTTGCAGATTCTTCTCAATAACTGTTTGTAGAAACTTTACAATTTGATTTCTGCACTGTTCTGTCAATTGTGATGGAACATGTTTGATTTTTGATGTATCGCAACCAAGTCTTTTTGCAGTATCTTCGTCCAATGCACCTTCGGTATCAAAATACGCAACATGCATTCCTTTCTTTTGTGCATTTGCCATAATTTTGTTTGCCATTAGTGTTTTACCGCAAGATTCTGGTCCAATAAAACCTGTAAGTCTTCCCATTGGGATGCCACCATAAATAGAACCCGAAATAATTGCGTTTAATGCCATTGATCCAGTATCAATCCACTCTTTAACATTAGATAAACTATTTTCATCAAGGAATGCTGCTTCTGGATTAAGGTCATCTAGAATTTTAAATGCATCATCAATATCACCAACAGGTGTTTCTTCTGTATTTGTATTTTTACTTTTAGCCATATATCAATAATAGCAGAAAATCCCAGACTGTCAAAGACAATCTGGGATTTTTGTGAGGAGTTATTGCAACTTTTTTTTTATTCTTCGTCAAACAGATCCACTACCTTAGGAGCATCTCCTGTGTTGGGAGATTCGCCTTGTGTTACGAATCCATTTTGTGGATTGAACATTTGTGCATATTGACTTTGTAAACGGAAGTCAAGAGCATCAATATCAGTTGTTACAACTCTATTCTTTTCGTAAGAGAAGACAATATCGCCAGTTTTGTCTGCCAAAAATTCCCTAAAGAACAAGGGAAGCAATTGTACGGACATCTTTCCGGTGTTGTCAGCAGGGACGATGTGAAGAATCACAGGATTCTTTAATTTTACAACAGCATCCTCGCATTTTCCACCACAACAAACAGTTTCACCCAAAACTGTTCTACCAATAGTGTCTAAAATTACGGTTAGTTTCTTTGTTTCTTTTTCTTTACTCATAGTATATTAATTTAACATATATTATATTATAGTCAAGAGAATAAATGTAAAAATTAAGAAAATAATTCAATCAAATCGGTATGTTCTTCACATCCAATTGCTGGTGTGGGCCATCCAATTACTCCAAAAATTCTGCTAATAACAGGAACTACATTTTTCTCAAACATAAACCTATAATCGGGTTTAATTACCTGTAAAATTTCTTTAGGATAATAATCTATAAAACCCATTGTATCATAACCATAAGAGTTCTTCTTACAATAAAAGAATTTAATCTTAAGACCGCTTTTAATTGTTGGGTATTTATCAGAAATATTTAATTTTTTCAATATATCATTAAAATTCATTGAACTCTTAACTTGAATAGGGGTTCCTTTTACAAAATCATCATCTTCATTGGAAACAACATCCCATTTTTCGTAATTGTTAATTTTCTTTCTAGTAGAAATTTCCTCAACGGACATTTTAGAAAACTTTTCAAACCCATCTTGAAATATATGAATAGCTTCTTTTCTATTTTTAGATAAAATAGCTGATTCGACAACATTTTTTAAAAGTTCTTTTACTTCTTTAGAAAAGGTCGCTTGAGCAATCGCAATACCTTTATACTCAAACTCATTAGTTTTAACACCTTCCTTATCTAAGATGTGAAGTATGTATAATTTCTTCGCTTGCAATAAAGCAACATCACAAATCTTTTCTCTTTTAAATACGTATCTAGGATCAATAGAACAAAATTCTTTTTTAGCCCACTCATTAATTCCTTTATTTAAAGCATCACCATATTCATCAATAATTTTATGGGCTTCTTTTGTAACTTTTCCATTTGATGTTAATGATATATTCTTTTCTTTCAAAATTTCTTCAAAAGAAAAGAATTCACTATCGGTATCTTGGTAAATTAAAATGTCTTTCAGCTTACCGGAAAACCCAGATAATTGAGCATGTTCAAAAATAATTTCTGGACCCTTTTTAACAACAGCCTGACCGCTCAACGTCACACTTTCCGCATGATCAATATCAAATAACGGAGAAAACACATTAGAAAATACACCATAAATAGAATTCAAAAATAATTTATATACATTTGATAATGAATCATTATCATTTACTTGTTCTTCGTAATATTTTTTATCTTCTTCGGTTATAGCATCCTTTAATTTCTTTTTAGCATCAAGCATTTTGCTTTTAGCATTCATTCTTTCGGTATAAAGACGATCAATAAAAGTAGGAACAATGCCTTTAAACTTTTGTGTATATAATACATTAGCTTTAGTAATACAAAGTTTTTCTGATTCAACAATTTTCCCAAAATTTTCTTCTGGAAGTTCAGCAATCTTTCCATTTGTGAGTTTTATTGTTACTTTATTTTCATTTCTATCAATAATCTTACCAATTTTTGTTTCTGTTGATATGTTTAATGTAATAATCGTATTTGGATACAAACTATTAGCATCATAAGTGACAACATCATTATATAAACCTTTAATTGGTTCATAAACAAAACCTCCAGCAAAATCTACTTTTTTATTTTCAACATTAAATGTAGGGATAATTTTATCTTGCTTCAATGCTTCATGAGCAATAGCCCCAGTGATCATTGAAACTTTACCCATAGCCTTTTCAAAAGGAATAAATCCACGATAAGCAAGATTTCTAACCAATTTCAAATATTTTAATTTTTCTTCAAGGTTTACAACAAGTCTAACGTCTTGAATATTATAATCAACAAACTTTGTCCAATTTGTATCGGCAAGATTTGATAAAGTGGTAGTACCAATAGCTATTTTTTCGTCACCTAATTCATATTCCGAAATATAATTTAGAGACATCGATTCTCTTTTACCACCACAAAAAGATTCATAGAGTTCCATATAATCTATGATGCTTATACCAGCTATATGCCATCGATTGATCGATTTACCCATCATATTTATTTTGGCATTTTCTTGTAACCAAATACTTTCAATTGGTGAAAGTTTAGAATTATAATTTTCCTCAAAAATTTTAGGAAGACGATTTATAATATAAGGTATATCATATCCATGAATATTCCAACCAGTAACAATATCCGGTGGTTCATTTTTCCAAAACTTCATGAAACTTTTTAATAAATCTCTTTCATTCCTGCATTTAAAATATGTAACATCATCTTCTAATGTATGATAATCTTTGCAACCCCATGTATAAAATCTATTAGTCAAAGAATCATGAATAGTAATAAGGTTAATTGGATCTGTAGCCGCTTCTGGTGAAGCAAAATGGTCTGTGGCATAAGTCTCAATGTCCAAAGTATATATTTTAAGAGGATGTATACCAAAATCTGGTTTATCAATATCATCTTTATAAGTTTCCAATAAAAATTGCTGTTTAATTTGAAGATTATAAAAAATTCTTTTAATTGTACTACCTTCTACAAAATCCCTTCTTTGCTTTTGATTGGAAAATACCATTTTTTTAAGATTAGTATTAAAAATAGACTTTGCATCATTAGAATTAGGTGACTCTATATACAAATAAGGATGATAGTTAGTTATAAACTTGGCTCTATTACCATGTTGATCCCATGCCCAAAGGTGCATCTTGCCCTTATAAGCATCATAATAGACATTTCTATAAGCCATAAATCACATTATGGCAGATTTTGTATGATCGGTCAAGAATCTTGATCAGGATTATTTAAAATGAGCCTTGGAGCTTTTTCTTTTCTTTCTTTTGATCCCCATTCAGTAAAATATATTGCATCATATTCATCTAAATGGTCTTCAAGCCACAAACCTTCGACAAATTTTCTAGCTTTTGCTGACATTCTCATGTAACGATCTTGATCAGATGTCAAATATTCTAATTGATCTATCAAATCATTACCACTTTTAAATTTAATTTCAGCATCTTCATATGTACACATATCTTGATATGCTCCGGGCATACCAATACCACCAGATTCAATTATTTTAATGTTACTTTTAGATCTATTAAAAACATTATCAATCAAAGGTGCGAATGCTACATTACAACTTGTATCATAAAGACCTTGTGGATAGTCATGAAGTGATGACCAATCAATATATTCCATTTCGCCATTATCAATATATGGTTTTAATGCCAATGGGAAACAACCTTTCCACACAAATTTAAACTTTTTACGAGCTTTGATGATTGCATCAATAACATGTTTGAAATCATCGTTCATTCCTGTACGATTTAATACATCAACATGGGTTCCTGAACCAGAATATAATACTCTAGGACGTTTTTTGTTTTGTTCGTAAAGTTTTTCGATTCTATTTTTATCATAATAGCGATCCAACCAGAATTTTGGTGGATAATTTGGCACTACAGTAATCTTTTTATTACCAGTTTTTTCCTGATAATATTCTTTCATATATTTGCAAGTCACTGTAATCTCATCCATGGACTGCATAATCTCTAAAATGCTTTCTATAATTGTTTGATCAACAAAAGCATCCTTACAGCGATTATAATCGGGAATATCATCTTTAAAAACAATATCATCCACTTCATAAATAAGCTTAAACCCTAATTGAGTTTGTGCTTTTTTGAGTTCTTTGATAAATTCACGTTGTACTGGTGTTGCTTGGCGTTGCATTCTGATTGCTTTTATTCCACCATAGAATCTTAAGTCCAATATCATCTGAGTAAGACCTGACATACATGCTTTATTATAAGCATTCATGCAAAATTCAGGCCAAACCATTCTCCAAAAACCACAACCACCATAATCTGCATAATAATTAATGGCTCTTGGTAAATTTGCCTCTGGCATTTCTAATTTTGGAGGCTGTGGAGTTTTTATTGGGTTTAGACCCGCATAACTATAAACGGGCATACCAATTGGTAGACCCGCAGGAGCATGTGGAATTCCCGTCATTATGGGATTATACTGAAATACTAAATTATTTTTATCTTCAGACTTAGCTTGTTCTTTAATTTTAAGTGCCATGTTTTATAATTTATAGTTTTAAAGCTGAATATCAACTAACTATTGATGTTACACCATTAGATTTTTCTAAAAATATAATATTATCAATGTTTGAAATGTCTGAATGTTTATGAGAAACAATATATATTGATTCATCATATTTTTCAACCTTTTCCTTTAATATTTCAAGTATTTTATCAGTTCCTTTAACGTCTAATGCACAATCAAACAGTTCATCATATATATTAAGAGAAAAAGATGTACCTGAATGAAATCTCATAACATCTTGAAAAGTAAAAAGTATAGCCGTATCTATTCTTTTGCGTTCTCCACCACTAAAATTGAAATATGAACATTCTTTTCCTTCTTCATTGTAAATTGTTTCCTCAAACATCTCATCAAAAACGCACTTACATGGAGTATCAAGCTTTTGAAGATAATGGTTAAGCTTTTTATTAAGAATATCGATGATCTTTTTAACAATATAAGTTTTAACTCCATTTTCGGATACAATAAATTTAACGGAATCCAATATTTGTAAATGTTTTTTGATTTCTTTAAGTTGTTTTTCTATTTTTTCAATCTTATCTTTTGTATTTTTAATGTTTACATCATAATCTTGTTTCTCATTTTGAATACTTTTAATGTATTCTTCATATTCTTTTATTTTATCTTCAATATTTTCAATTTTTTGTTGATTGATTCGTTCTTTAGATATTTCATCTTCAACATTTTTAATATTGTCTTTTAATTTAGATATACCATTACAAATATCTCCATATAATTTTTCATTTTCTCTTTCTTTTTTAGAAAGAATTTCAATTTCTTCTTTTAATTTATTTAAATCATCATCAATATCTTTAACTTTTTGATTTATTAAAGAAATATCATCTTGGCAATATTGTCTATTGCACGTAGGACAAGAATTACCTTTATCTAAAAGAGATTTTTTTTCTTTTTCTTTTTGTTGTATTTCTGATTGTTTTTTAATTTGAATATTTGTTAAATTATTACATTCTGATGTGTGTTTTTTGCAAGCTTTATCCAATAAATTAAGTTTTTCAGAATATTTTGTTTTTTTGTCTTTTAAATTTTCTAAAGAATCAATTTTATCTTTTTTTATTTTTTCTATCTCGTTTTTATTTTCTTTTATTTTGTTTTCAAATTCTTTAATTTTATTTTTTTTATTTTCTTCTCCTTTTTCTTTTTGTTCTTCAAATATAGTAAGATTTTTTTGTTCGTTTATAAAATTACCGCTTAAACT